GCAAGGGCTTGACACCGGCTAGTGATTCGGGTAGTCTTCGAGGCCGGGATGGGTGATCAGTCCACATCTTTGAGGTGTACTCCGCCTCGTTGTGGGTGAGCCCCGGCTAGAAGCGCCCTAGTTGGCGTGGCTCCCCATCCCGATTTAGTCACCGTTCGGTGACAATTGACTCGTGTAACCATTCGGTGACAGGGCCTGAAACGCCCTATACGAGAGTACCCTCGTATACTCGTATATGGATACACGCGCTTAGGGCTATATGAGAAGCATAAGAGGGTCTAGGGATGCCTCAGTTTCTAGTCCCTAAGGTTGGATACACTCGTCTACTTGCAGACCCTTGACGAGCCGTGGTAGAGTGGCCCAATGAGTCAGCCAATCTTCGTGGAGCGGGCACCCGACATCTGGCCGCCATGGCTTGGTTACGGTATCGAGTCTGATCGGTCGAACGCGCCCACGTACTGTCCGCTTTGTGGCAGGAGGCTCGAATGGACCTCGTGGACGACCGTTGATGGCGACCGTCGATACGATGCGCTCGTGTGTTTCGCTGGGTCGCGATGGGCGTGGTTCCATCGATTGGTGAAGGCCACCTATCCGGGTGGGACACACTACCGGTACGAACTCGGTGACGTGCCGACCTTCCAAGAGCCCCTGAGGTTCGATCGTCATACCGGTAAGCCGCTGTCATGACAGGGCTGGTCGATGCCTAAGTGGAACGAATATCGCGTCAAGTGCAACGTCTGCGGATGGACGGGCATTCGCCACGCTCGTGATTGCGAATGCTACGAGGATTGGTCTATGTATTGTCGGCCATGGACACCCGGTCCCGGCTGTCCATCTTGGGTGACGTATCCGTGTCCACAGCGCCACCTCCGACCCGGACTCAACCGGGACTATCTCTATCAGACATCGGATAGTCCTGTCATCGTGATTCGTAAACCAGAAGGCTCGTGAGACATGGGTGAGCCGTGTCTACAGGGAATATGAGGGACGCTATGGCCCCTAGGCCAACGGTAACGCTTGACATCGACTTTGCGAAGGTCGTTACGGCCAACGACATCCCGCTCGACTTCGATACACCAGCAACTCACGATTGGGTCATCTATGTCGTGAAGGTGCCGATCAATTCATACGCGGAGCCGGAGGTCGCGGCCATCATTCCTCGGACAGAAGGATTTCGGATTGAACCTCGACCAACCAATTGATCCCCACGCATGCGGCTGCCGTTGCATCTGCCACGATGTCCCACCTGAACTCTATCCCGGCAATTGCGCCGGTTGCTGCGAGCCCGGCGACGACTGCACGTGCGGTCTCGTATTGTGGGCGGCTGGGATCGAGCGTCCGATATATCCGAACCGGTTCACGTTACCCTCGTACGCTGCACAATGGGTCATTCCCGACTGACCGGACTTGACAAGACTCAATCGATCTGTTAGGTTCTCTGCGTTGGTGGGCCTCCGCGAGGCTCATCAACAACTTAGAGGAGAGTGAGGGAGCGCTTGATCAGTTCGATCTTTTTGGTTGTCGCCGTGGCGCTTGCCGTCCTTGTCGTGGTCGGTGCCTTGATAGGTATCGCCATCATGTCCCTGAGCATCGTGATCGACGGCGTTCGTGATCGTGATCCTGTCGGCATCGTCGTTGGTTGTCTACCCGCAGGGCTTCTTATTGCTGGCGTCCTCGGGCTACTGAGCGGAGTTCTGAAGACGATTGGAGTGTGAGTGAACGGAATCAAAGGCGCATTTGGGTGCTTGGGCGCGATCGTCGTCGTGGTCGCTCTGTCGTTCGCGCTCGTCGCGTGGCAGGGTGGCCTCAATCTGTTCGGAATGAACCTCAACCGACAGGTGACGACGCATAGCCAGCAGTACGTCCAGACCAAGCAGGAAATGATCCTCGACTACTACGCGGACTACAAGAGTGCGACGGATGACGCGCACAAGAATGCCGCGAAGATCGAGATTTGCGGACAGGCCGCTCTGCTCGACCAGTCTGAGTATCCGACTCAGGCATCCGCATTCATCTACGCCAACTGTCACTAAGGGAGACTAGGTGAGGAAAAAGGTCGCTGGACTGCTGCTGGTCGTTCCGTTTCTCGTGGCCGCGTGCTACTCAACGACGGTCTCAGTGCAGAACGATCAGCAGATATCCGATCGGCAGTTGCAGCAGTATCAAGTCGCACAGCCGGTTCCATTCTTCGATTGGAGCATGGACCGACAGGCGATGATCGACATCTATCAGGCCAAGAACGAGCAGCGTCAGACCTACGCCGTCGTAACGAGCCAAGGAACTGGCCAAGTCTTGTTCACCTGTCCGGCGATCTCGTACCCGATCCCGGCCGATACGCAGTTGACCAATCCTGATCAGTTGGCTTCGACATACGTCGGTGGCCACTGGATCGATGGTGTTGTTTCACAGGAAGAGCCGAACGGCGTCTACTCGTCCTCGAACACCGACGCCACGTACGTCCTTTGTCTTCGCGCTGATGGCGGAATCACCCCTGTCTACACGGAGCAGAAGGTTTCGCTCTTCCCGTTCCCGGTCAAGGTCGTTGATGGCCAGATCGTGGATGCGGGTGGGGACGCCACCATCGAGGTTCATTTGGATCGGCCTGCGGATGTGCCGCAGCCAAGCGAAAGCGCGAAGCCGTAATGGGAGGGCAAGTGAAGAAACTGCTTCTAGTGCTGGCCGCATTGGGGATGCTGGCCGGTATCGCCGGGTGTGCCCACGATTCGGATGTGGTCTCGCAGAATCTCTCGACTTCTGCGGATCAGTTCCAAGTCCTGCGTCGCGTGGTGTTCTACAACGGCATCACGGGCGACTACATGCTCACGATCGAGGGCTTCTGCGCGCTCGGCAACAACGATCCACCGAAGGAACTCACCGTCATCTGCAAGACCGGCGACAACGCCTACAAGAAATCGTTCCTCGGCCTCAGTGACAATGTGACCTACTTCGTCGAGCAGTTGGATTCGGCCAACGTCAGCAAGGATCACTACCTCGTGATCTTCAAGCCATCCGTGATCGTGCCGGACGTTCAGGTCAAGTGATCGGCCAAATCCAGTATTGGTTCTTCGGGTTCCGGGCGGGTTGGTATTCCAACTCGCCCGTTCCCGCTGCCGCATGGAGCAGTCATGATCCGATGGCGCTCGCCTACTACAAGGGCTACGCCGTCGCACGGGAGATCAGGCTTCGCTTGACACGCACCGTATGATCGCGTCATGGAATTTCTGATCGCCCTCGTCTTCATTCTGTACGGGCTGGTCGGCCTATTCAAGGTCGCATTCAACCCGAAGGCATTTTTCATCCTGCTGCTAGTGGGCATCTTCATGCTTTCGGGAGCGTTCTGGGCGGTCTTGGGATTGTTCTTGACGTAAATCGTACTTGCAACTTCGCGCAATGTGTGATATAAGAACGCGTTGAGCGATGCGGAGGTAGGGGTTACTTCCCTTTTGGAGGGACTTGGAGGGGTTCGAATCCCCTGACCTACATCATGTGGGTCTAGTGTAGTGGTAGCACGGTCAACGTCACCTCGGCCGATTGGTTCTCGCTCACTTGAAGCCCTTTGAGGGAGGAAGAAATGGCAAAGTTCTCGAAGGACGGCTCGGTCGCCGTCAAGTCAGCAGTTACGACGAAGAGCAACGTTCCCAACACCTTGACCCACGAAGGTGGCGCTGGCTTCGCACGAGAGGCGAAGTCCGAGTTGTTCTTGCTCGCGGTCACAAACATGGTCTCGGAGGACACCTTCTATGAGGTTTCCTCGGACCGTGATGCCCGATATCAGTCGCTGATCGCGCAGGTTACGGCGGAAGACCCCGGCTGGATCGCGCGATTCGTTCCATTCCTGCGCAACACCATGAACATGCGCTCTGCGTCGCTGGTCATGGCGGCCGAGTACGTGCGCGCGGGTGGGCCACATGGCCGCAAGGTCATCGATGCAGCGCTACAGCGTGCCGACGAGCCCGCAGAACTGCTTGGCTATTGGCTGACTCGTTACGGCAAGAAGTTGCCAGCGGCAGTCAAGCGAGGAATGGCTGATGCAGCCCGTCGCCTTTACAACGAGCGCTCGGTTCTGAAGTACGACGGCGACGGCGCAGTCCGCATGGCCGACGTACTCGAATTCGCGCATCCCGCGCCGGTTGCTGAATGGCAGGAGGCGCTGTTCCAGTACATCATCTCGAAGCGTCACAACCGATCGAAGATCGACACCGACGCTCTCTTGACGATCCAGCGACATGGCGTCATCGGCGCGATGGCGGGCGAGCGCCTGAAGGAACTTCTGGCTACCCCAGAGGGGATCGAGTCAATTGCGACTGGTGGCTGGACGTGGGAGGCACTGACTGCCAAGTACGGGAAGTTGGACGCCGCCTTCTGGGAGGCGATGATCCCGAACATGGGCATCTTCGCGCTGGTTCGTAACCTGCGTAACTTCGACGATGCCAATATCGGTGCCGAGGCGCGAGCCAAGGTAATCGCCAAGTTGACCGACCCGGATGTCATCGCCAATAGCCGCATGTTCCCGCTGCGCTTCTACTCGGCGTACGAGAACACCGGTACGACGAAGTGGGCAGACGCGCTCGACACGGCTGTCAACCTGTCGCTCGCGAACGTTCCCGCGCTGAAGGGCAAGACGTTGATCCTCGTTGATCTCTCGGGATCGATGTGGTCGCCGTTGTCCAGCAAGTCGAAGACGATGCGGTACAAGGCCGCTGGTCTATTCGGTGCTGCGCTCGCACTGCGGGCGGAGGACGCCGATCTGATCGCTTTCGGTTCGGGCTCTTCTGAGGTCCCGTTCCGCAAGGGTGACTCGGTTTTGCGTTTAATCGAGAAGAGCCTGTCCAAGGACATGGGCGGTACGGAGACCATGGCGGCGGTCAATCGCCACTTCAATGGCCACGACCGCATCGTGATCCTGACTGACGAACAGGCATACTTCGACGCGCGAAACTTCTCGAAGGTTGCGGGTCTCGATGTCCCGATCTACACGTTCAACCTCGCCGGATACAAGGCTGGCCATCTCGCCTCCGGCGCGAAGCGCCACACCTTCGGTGGCTTGACGGATGCCGGTTTCGTCGCGCTGTCGCTCCTAGAGCGCGGTAAGGACGCGGACTGGCCGTTCTAGAAATCGGGTCTTGACGGCCGCATTACAGCGGCCTATCATGTCACCAAGAAGACCGGGCCTGCGAACGGCACGGAGCATCTTTCCAAGGGTTGCTTTGTGAACGTGGGCTCGGTCTTTTGATTTCTCATCTGGGAGGACAGAGAATCAACGAGCCTGTCGCCGCCCCAATACCGACGATCTTTCTAAACGATAGACCGTTTGGTTACACTGATCAGGACTGGATTTCTTTTCCGGGGATCGCTCGACAAGTCCTGCGCGACACGCTTCGCATCTTCTGGGTCTACTGGGCGGGCACTACCGGCGAGCCGGTGGAAGAAGACGGCATTCTGATCTCGCCCGCAATTGCCCATCTGCGCTGCCGCGAACTTTCGGCTGGTCTGACCAAACTTATACCTCACCTATGATCGGACACCAAAAGACCCCCGGCCCACCACCAAGGAGCCGGGGGTCTCACTTTAAGAATCGCTAGGTCAACCGCGCGAGAACGATCCCTGTCCGCTATACGGCTGCTCCTGCGAGGAGTCGATCGTGCCGGTCGAATACGACAGCACATTCGAGAGCGGGGTCCATGTCGGATTCCCGTACCGGTTCGTGTAGCGGAGTGCCTTGTCGAAGAACTGGCTGATCCCCAGCGGGCTGTGAGACTCGCCAAGACCGAAGCCTGAGACGATCTCGCAATCCTTGACGTTATGCCAGCCGTCCGCCAGTAGGATGGACTGGACGTTCTTGATGTCGAGCGTCGAGACTTGAACCATCTCGACGGTCCCGACACCCATATCGGTCGCGTTGCGCGTGGCTTCGCTGGTTCGACCCATCGTGTTCTCTCCTCTGGTGGTTGGTGGTTACAGGACCATATCAACGGGCGTCTTGCAGCCGCATAACAGAGCAGCGAGAAAGGTTGCAAACGATCGGGTTCGAGACTTGCAGAATTGGCGCCCTCCATGCTAGTATAGGCCATCAACTGGTGACCTTTGTAAGAGGCATGAGTGGCACGCAAAAAGAAAGAGACGGCACCTGAGGACCGCCAAACGGTGACCGTCTCTTATCGTCTCATTCCGTATTTCGCTGTCGAAGCCGACCTTCCGTCTGTGAGCGGAATTCGTGGCGTAGGTGAAACACCGCTGAAGGCTCTCGTCAATATGCGGGGTGAGATCGTACGACGCTTTCCTGCGCATCACTACGACCTCGAAGAGACCATCGTGAATCCCGAATTCGCGAATGGCTGGAAAATGCCGGAACCATTCTAACATCAAGGAGTCGTAGTGCCCGCAATTGATATTTCGCAATACCCCGATACCGTTGCGGCGTTTGGCGGCAACGAACAACGTGCAACGGTCTTTCTCGATCGCTACTCGAAGAAAGACGCAGATGGCAAGCCGATCGAGCGGGCGCCGAACCAGATGTGGGGTCGTGTCGCAGCAGCCTTGGCGCGCACAGATGCAGATGGCCTCCCTGACTCGGCCGACTACAATTCGTACTTCGGCATCCTGAAAGACTTCAAGTTTGTCCCCGGTGGTCGCATCCTGAGCGGCGCTGGCGTGGACGCCGAAGTCACCTTCTATAACTGCTACGTGATCCCGGTCGAAACGAAGGGTCGTCGCGAAAATCGCGCCAACTACGAAAAATGGGACTACCGGCCTGACGAGATGCCCACTGAATATCTCCGGCCCGATCCCGGTTCCGATTCTCGCGAGGCCATCTTCGACACCATCGGCCTCATGGTAGACATTATGTCTCGTGGCGGCGGCGTCGGGATCAACTGGTCCGTCCTTCGCCCCAAGGGCACGCACCTGAAGCGCGTGAACGGTACCACCTCAGGGCCGGTCAGTTGGATGGATGTCGCATCCCGCGCCGTTGGAACGGTGGAGCAGGGCGGCAGCCGTCGAGGCGCGGCGATGTTCATGCTCGACGATTGGCACCCAGATATCGAGGAGTTCATCGATGCCAAGCGCAATCTCGCCGTTATCACAAACGCCAACGTCAGTGTTGCTGTCTCTGATGAATTCATGGAAGCCGTACAGCGTGACGGTGACTGGGACCTTCGATTCCCCGACACAACAGACCCTCGATATAATACTGACTGGGACGGCGATATCCGAGGATGGGAGGCCAGCGGAGGTCGAGTACGAGTTCTCCGTACCGTCCGGGCAAAAGACCTCTGGCGACGCATGGCTGAGGCTGCTTGGGCTTCTGGTGAGCCCGGAGTCGTCTTCCTTGGGCGTTACAATGCGCTCAGTACGGGCTCGTCGGTAGAGAGGATCATCAGCGTCAATCCGTGCGGCGAGCAGGGCCTAGGTGCCTACTCCGTCTGTAATCTTGGCGCGATGAACCTGTCGGCCTACGTCTATGACGGCAAGTTCGGCTGGGACGATTTCGCACAGGATGCCCGTACTGCGACACGTTTCCTCGATCGCGTTGTTGACGAGAACTATTACTTCCTGCCCGAGAACGAGGCGATCCAGAAGAAACTCCGACGCATCGGGCTCGGTGTTCTCGGTCTTGCGGACGCACTGATCAAACTCGGTATTCGCTACGGGTCGCCGGAGGCTGTGAAATTCACTGAAGACGTGTTCGCCACCCTGAAGGACAGCGCGATCAACGAGAGCATTGATCTTGCAGCGGAGTTCGGTCGAGCCCCGGCTTGGGACGAAGCAATGGTTGAGCGGCCATATCTCGCGAACTGGATCGCAGGCTCGGATGATCCAGCAATGAACGAGGACGTTCTGCGCGAGTACGGTCTTCGGAATCTGTTTCTGCTGACGCAAGCCCCTACTGGCACAACCTCCATCCTCGCTGGCGTCAATTCGGGCATCGAACCGTACTTCGCGTTCGAGTACACACGGGTTGACCGAACCGGAACTCACAAGGTCTACGCACCCATCCTTGAAGAGGGGGCCTACGAGGCAGATGCTCCGTTCTTAGTGACCTCGAACGATGTCACCGTCGAAGAGCACATTGCAATGCAGGCGGCGGCTCAGAAGTACATTGACTCTTCGGTTTCGAAGACGATCAATGGTCCGAATCAGCATACTGTTGAAGACGTGGAGAAGGCTTACACCCTCGCGTACGAGACAGGCTGCAAGGGTGTCGCGTACTTCCGAGACAAGTCTGGTCGGGATCAGGTTCTGTACAAGGACGAGCCTACAGCGGTTCCTGAGGCCGACGAAGTGAACGGCTTGAAGATGGCCTTGGAGGAAGCGCACGAGCAACTGGCCGAACTCCTTCCATTCGCGATTGAACAGACCCGACCAACTACCCTGCACGGTGAAACTCGCAAGGTCAAGACCACCGCAGGAACGGCCTATGTCACCGTTAATCGAACCAATGATGGTCGGCCTACCGAAGTCTTCGTCAACGTGGGCAAGGCCGGTTCGGACATCATGGAACTCGGTGAGGCGATAGGCCGACTGGCCAGCCTAGCGCTGCGAAAGGGCGCGACCCTTGGCGGCGTCGCCAATCAGTTGGAAGGGATCGGCGGGAACGGCAAATTCAACAAGCCGTTGGCTCATGCGATCGGCACAGCGTTGACCGAGATCAACCTTGATAGCGCGACCGCGAAACCGCCAGTCGCCCTGAACCCAGTGTCTATAGGCGATAGCACAACGTTTACCAATGTGGCCATTGGATCGACATTCAGCATTGACCCGAACGATACCAACTGGACTTACACATCAATCTCGGGTGATGTATGTCCTGATTGTCAGAATTTCTCCGTTGCCCTTGAAGAGGGCTGCCGGAAGTGTCACCTCTGTGGTTGGAGCGCATGCTGACACCTGAGAACATCGCCTATGCGGCTGGTCTGTTTGACGGCGAGGGCCACGTCGGAATCCTGTCTGATGCCGGACCAAACAGAAACCAAATCCAACTTCGTACGACAATCGCGATGACTGATCTTTCTCCGCTTGAATGGCTACAAGAGCGATTCGGTGGAGGCATTTCGACCACAGTAAGAAAGGGTCAGTCGGTAAGTGGACGCCCATACCGCGATATTCATTCTTGGCAACTTACCGCGCGCAAGGCGGACGCATTTCTTAGGGGCCGCCCTTGCGCCCTATCTACAGGTAAAAAGAGGCCAATCGGACCTCGCGCTTACATTTTACGGTGACGGCGAGTTTGATCGAGGTCGAGCAATTCCAGAAGGCGAGCGTCTTAGAAGGCTTGGCATCAGAGATGCTATTCGTCGTCTAAACTACGGAGATTTGAACGTCAGATGACAACCTTGATCTACTTCACCGCCCCATGGTGTCAGCCATGCAAAACATTCGGGCCTCGGCTCACTGAGGTTGCTGGTTCGCTCGGTATCCCGATCGTGAAGGTTGATGCCGACGAACAGGGCGATCTTGTGACCGAGTTCAAGGTGATGTCGTTACCAACAGTGATAGTAATGCACGACGGCGTACAGGTCGATACGCTCATTGGTGCAAAGAATGAGCGAGATTTGCGGAACAGTTTAACGCAGTATGCTACAGCATAGGAGAAACGATGTTGAATCCCACGCCGTCTACGCCGCCGCCTGCCCCTACCCCGCTTCCGCGTAAGCAGACCCTTGATGAGGCAGTGATCGAATTGATCGATCGATTGGCTCGTGATGGTCTAGTTATTACCGATGGCGCAAGCGCACCTGTCTATATCCGGCTTGGTCGCGAGCCACAAGAAGAGAAGACTGAGGAAAGGACTACTCGATCGTGGTAAGTGAGACCAAGCCGCTCGATAAGAAGGCAGCAAAGGCCCAGCCGGACAATGCGGCATCCGGCGTGACGACCCCGGAGGAGGTCTGGGACGTTACGAGTCTTGCGCTTCATGAGCACACGTTGTATCCGACCATCCGTGTTCGTTCTGGTCGTGCGACCGGTAGCGGGACGCTCATCTACTGCAAGGAACGCACCGAGCCCGATGAGGACGGCGAACTCGGGTACAGTACGTATTGTCTGACGAACCACCATGTGGTCGCTGACGCCATCCGTGTCGAGAAGGAGTACGACCCACAAGAAGGCAAGTACGTCACCCGAGATTACCGTGATCGGGTGCAGGTAGAGGCGTACTCCTACAAGAACCGGAGCACGATCACCTCACGCACCACGGCAGAAGCCGAGATTATCGCGTACAACGCAAAGCGAGACCTCGCGGTCCTTCGCCTCCTGACGAACCAGAAGTTCGACTCGATCGCGACGATCCTGCCAGCGACGAAATCCAAGGACGTACACGTCTACGACAAGATCATTGTCGTCGGCTGTGGCCTCGGGATGCAGCCGTTTCCAACAATGGGCAGCCTGAGCGCCAAGGATATCGAGATCGATCACTATCCGTATTGGATGGGCAATTCGCCAGCCATTTACGGCAACAGTGGCGGGGCGGTGTTCATCGCTCGATCTCTAGACATGATCGGCGTGGTGTCGCGCATCGCGGTGACTGGTGGCATGTTCGGTGGGTCGCCAGTTGGACACATGATGTACTTCTGCCCGCCTTTCGAAATCCATCGCTTCTTGAAGGAACAGGGTCTGTTCTTCCTCATCGACCCGTCCCATACGGAGCAGGCTGACCTTCGGGCTCTCAGTAGCAACAAGAAGGTCGAAGC